ATGTGTATAAGAGACAGAAATTGAAAGAGTTGATAAAGCGTTAGAGAAAACTCAGCGCCGCCGCCGTGGCATGTCCCCGATGCAGATGACCCAAGCTGCGGGTGCTGCTATTTCGGGTGGCATTTTCGGTGGTCCTGAAGGCTTTTTGGGTGGCGTGATCGGCTCGGTCGGAGGGGTTGGAGGCGCATTTGCCGGCGCTGCCATTGGTGCGCAGGTCGCGGGGGTAAGAAAGCAAATTGGCGCAATGACAGATTACGCAGCTCAAATACAGAAAATGCAAATCCCCTTGAAAGAACTTGCGGGGTCTCAGGAAGAATACAACAAAGCAATTCAAGCCGCATCTTTTGCAACCGAAAGGCTGAACGTGCCCCAAGACTTGGCGATAGCAAGTATGACCAAGTTGCTTGCCGCAGTGAAAGGAGCTGGTGGCGGTGTAAACGATGCGCAGCTTGCATTTTTGAATTTCACGGCGGCGATTAAGGCAGCTGGTGGCTCTGCGGAGCAGATTGAAGGGGCAATGACCGCGCTTGTCCAGATATTCAGCAAAGGCAAGGTTTCCGCAGAAGAAATAAATCAAATCGCAGAACGCCTGCCCGGCACATTTAACCTTTTTGCACAAGCAGCTGGCAAGACAGGCCCAGAACTGGCAAAAGCGCTAGAGGAAGGCAGTGTCGGCCTCAACGACTTAATGTCTCTTGTTGTAATGCTTGGCGAAACCAATCTAGAAACCGCTCTAAAAATAGCGTCTTCAAGCGAAGAGGCTGGTGCAAGATTGCAAGTAGCCTACATGGAGGCCAGCAAAGATATTGGTAAAGAGTTTCAGGCGCTGGGCGCAAGATTTCAAGATTCTTTTGCTGCTTTTGTCGTCGAAAACAAAGACACTATTGTTACTTGGGCAAGAATTACCGCCTCTTCAGTGAACAGAGTAATAGACACCCTGCTAGTCTTGGGAGGAATTGCGTCTAGGTCGATTAAAGGCATTGTTGCGTTTGCCCAAAGCCTAAGAGACCAGATCGAGGCTTCGATAAAAAGAATAACCGATGCATGGGATACGGCAACTTCCACTATCGCAAGCGCGTTTTCTTCTGCAGCTGAATCGATCGGCATAGACCTAAAAGGCCTATCAGGATTTGCAAGGGGTGTCGCTTCGTTTTTCCAAGATGTATTCGGAAAAGCGTTTGATTTTGTCAAAGACAAGTGGGCTGAAACTGTTAAAAACATTATTACTTTAAGCAATCCCATTGGGTGGATTGGCAAGCTTTTGGGTGTAGATATTGGCGAGGCGGCCGTAACTGCTTTGCAAGCCGCTCTATCCGCTGCTGGCAAAAAAGCAGGCGTGGAAGTTCCCGAAATGCCAGAGCCAAACACTTTTCCTGGTCCAAAAATTGAAGGCAAAGCGGACAAAGGGGGAGCAAAAGCTGCCCGCGACGCGGATCGACGCGCCGAAGAGATTGCGAGGCTGAAGCGGGCGCTGGCGCTGGGAGAGGCCAGAGCCCGAGTGCTGCAAATTGAAGAAAAAATAAAAGCAGCAAATCTTGCAATCACTGACGCTCAAAACCAAAACAATTTTGCCGCACTAAGGCAGATTGAAGACTTAGCAAGAGCGCTGGAAGACGAAAGAAAAAGAACGGAAATTATTATTGAATACAATGCAAAAATGCGCGAAATTCGCGAAACCTCGCAAGGTGAGATCCGCGATCTCAGGGAAAAATTGGCATTCCAAGAAAAGAATCTTGCCCTGCAGCGGGCGGAAATTGACTTTAACGCTCAAAATCTTGCTGCACAGCAAGAGCTGACCCGGCTCAAAAAGGAGCAAAGCAAAACATTCGAGCAGCAGTTTACGGATCGCCAGCGCGAACTTGGGTTGATCTCAGAGCCTCAGTACAAGGAAATTTTGAAAGTTCGCAAGCGCGAAAGACTTGCTGGCATTGAAGGGCTGACTTCAGAGCAGCGCCAACGCGGATTTGAGCTGTACCGCCAAGAGATCGACCCAACGACGTTCGAGAAAGTACAGCAAAACATTACGCAGCTCAAAAGAGAACTGGGAGAGCTGGTGAAGTCAGCAAATCAGATCACCAGCGCCGCCACAACAATTGGCGACGCATTCTCGCAATCGTTCACGGACGCAATCAGTGGCTCGAAGAGTGCCAAGGATGCGCTTGCTGACTTCTTCCAGTCCGTTGGCAGCTATTTCCTGGACATGGCGAAGCAGATCATTGCCAAGATGATCCAAATCGCGATTTTGAATAGTGTTGCCAAGCTGTTGCCAAGCGCACCTCTGGGCGGCGAAGTCAATTCAAGCGCTGCTTTTGGCATCGGGCAAGCTGCTGCTTTGCCGCTCCCTGGATTCCGCGCCAACGGCGGCCCTGTCAACGCAAACCAGCCTTACATCGTCGGCGAACGCGGCCCTGAGTTGTTCATCCCGTTCCAGCAGGGCAGTGTCACATCGAATGAGGTGATGCAGCAGGCAAGCATGGCTCAGGTTCCGTTCACCCGCAATGCTGAAGCGATCAGCCAGGCAACGCAAACCGCACAGGCAATGCAAGCTGCTGGGCCGATCAAGATGAAGTATGAATCGACCGTGATTAATGGCGTCGAATACGTGACTCGTGAGCAGGCAGAGCGCATCGGAGCGCAGTCAGCCGAACGCGGCCGAGCGCTCACGCTGCAAGCGCTGCAGAATAGCCCTAGGACTCGCGGCAGGGTTGGTATCTGATGAGCGCATACGCATTCGTCAATTACATCCGCTTCAAAACGCAAGATGACGCATACACCGGTACGCCGTACCAGAACTTCAGCATCAATGAACAGCGTGTTTACGACGGCACCGCCTACAGCTTTGCTCCATTTGCCGTCTCATCTGGCGGTGGCGCTCGTGGCGGCGAGCGCTCCAGTGCGTCACTCGTGGCCGGCACTGACGCAATATCGGTGAATCTATTCGCCGAAGCGGTGCGCAATCGCTACATGCTCGAAATCAAAACCGTCAGCCTTGACCCGATGACCTTTGCTGATGAAGCACTGGTCGCATCTGAGATCTGGCGCATTGCTTCCTATGACATGGATTCCACGAGAGTAGTGATGCGACTCACGTCACCACTTGATGCGGTCAGGGCGCAGGTGCCGCGCCGCACACTTAGCACCGCTTTGGTTGGCGCATTACCGACTTCTGGCGCTTTGGTGGTGGGCTGATGTGGAGACAATGGATTGGGCTACCGCACAAGTTCCGCGCTGATCCGCGCAATGGCATCGGTGCAGACTGCCTGATCATGGTCTGGGATGTGCTCGATGATGCGGGCGTGCCACATCCTGCATTTGACCCAACATGGCTCGACTTAGCAGAGTGGGGTAGGCACCAAGTCTTAGCAGAGGTTTACCGAGAGATTACAATACCGTTGGACGCTCCAGAGGAGTACGCGGTAACCTTGTTCTCCACTGCGCGAACAATTGGAATTGGCGTTGTTGTTGATGGCGGCTTGCTCCATGTTCACCATCGTCGTGGCGTTCAGTGGATGCCATTGATTAGCTGTAAGCCATTGAAATTCAGGAAATTCAAGTGATGCTGCCTTCCGATCGCTATCTCGCTAAAACCCTTGGGCTGACGGAAGAGCAGTACCGTCATTTTCAGATCGAGGTGCGCAAACGCGCTGCTGAGGGTCCACAGCCTGCAGTGGTGGCTGGCGTGGAAATCTACTTGGCAGCTGCATCGCTGCTGCTGAGCGTTGGCTCGCTTGCAATATCAACACTGCTCAAACCCACGCTGCCGCAACTTGGCCAAGCGCCAGGCCAGCCACGACAGACGCAGGACACTACTGACCCGATCATCCGCAACAGCAGATTTGCGCCACGGTACGGATTCGACAGCCAACAGGACATCGCCACACTGGGCAGCGTCATCCCGATTGTCTATGCTCGCCGAGAGCTGATCGGAGGCGAGTATTACGGCGGCATTCGCATCAACATGCCAATGCTGTGGAATCAGATATTGAGCCTTGGCGGAAGTCAGATGATACGTGGAGTCTTCCTACTAGGCGAAGCGACGGTAGGAAGCATCGACACCAATGGATTTGCTGTTGGATCAAACACACTCAACGGTTACATTTTTGACAACGAATCAGCAACAGAAGAAGGATCGAGGGTAACAATTTACTTCAGCCCTGATGGTGGCCGGATCACCGGAGCGGATCGCATTCTTGGGCGCACCAACGCCAACGATGACGGCAGCTCCAGTAGCGCTGATGTGTTTCAGGTGTACTGGGATGGTAGCGAGCGGAAAGATTTCTGCTCATCCAGTCGCCCAAGCACTCAGACAACATTCGGCGTTTACGCACCAATTGGCAACAATCTGACATACAAGGTGAACCCTGTTATCAGACCAGGTGTCCGCAGCCAGTACAGAGCAAATACCGACGATGGAAGGCTTGAGGTCAAGTGCCCGAATGATGACCAGCAGCTCAATGAGCGCAATAAATTCAGAGCACATTTTTCTACTTTTAGCGGAGTCATCGGCGATGGCACGGAGCAAGCGGTAGCGATTGGCGACACGATAACGTACAAGCTATTTAGCAGCAGCGATTGGAACACAACATTCCCATCTGCCGATGGTGGTGTTGACACAGTTGAAGCCCGTGACGTTGCTTCTGCGGTCGCGTCAATGCAGAAAACCTGGGACGATCGCATCGTCGTGGGCGAACTTTACAAGATAGGTGATTTGCTTGCGGTTTGCACTAGCAGAACTGAAGATCAGTTCGTATCGGAAGCAGATTTGAACGGAGGAACGACTGACGCTGTAACCGTAACAGCGACATTCAAGGCGATCGAGTCGGGCTTGGTGAAAGGCTTCACCGAGGAGTACCTGACCGACACTCGCGGCGACCAAGGGCAGCGTGAAAAGGGAACCACTGGAGGCCATCTGCTGCGTTACGCGAAAGCGCAAGTGCCGACCCGATACCCCTGCCAGGCAGTTGAAATTGGAATAAAATCAAGTCTTGGCATCAGGGTCAACGGTCTTTGTAACTTTCGAGATGCAAAGACCTACGAATTTGCTGACAAAAATTATTGCGAAACATTTGAAAATGCCGACATTGATGACATCAAGAGTTCGATGTATCAGAGCGGCGTTATCACGTCGCCGGTTCAACGGTACTCGTTTTTCAAGATTAAGTACAAAGAAATTTCAAGCGATAACTGGACCACGCTGACCCATGCTTATGGCGTGCGCAGCGAAACTCAGCAGTCGCTGTTTACGTACATCAGGCTTGAGTTCAGCTCAATAAAGCAAAGGGAGTTCTGCTTTGAACCCTTGTCTGGCTTTGAAGTGCGCAACCAGCGATACGGATCTGGGGCTGTACTGTATGTGCTTGACCCCAAAAAAGGCGCAATCGCCGTCAACGAAAACGGAACGACTGTCGTATTCAACGGTGAGACTGTAGGACTGACTGACCAAATCATTACGCAAGATGGAGAGGTGCTGACCACGCAGGACGACGATCCCTTGGTTGCTACCAGACCTGCATTTGGCATCAACTACGGGCAGGCAAACCCAGAGCTTGCGGGTGACATTAACAATGAATACTACTACGAAGGCAGACAGCTAAAAGCGCTGCCATTGGTTGACGACAACACATACATCGACGACTACGGGAAACTGGCTGAAGCGTTTGTCTATTCCGAGATTTCAAGCTCCGCCGACTCTGGACCGGAACATGAAATCGCTTATATCAACGAGATCGTGCCGAATGACAACGTGCCGCTGTATGACAATCTTGCGCTGGTTGGCATCAACATTCGATCTTCAGCTGAATGGCAACAGTTCGCTCAGTTCTCTAGCTATGTGATCAACGGCAACGAATGCACGCGAATGCTTGGTGGCTCTGGCGCGACGCATTTGCTGCCTGATGTCTTGTACGACCAGATGACCAATACGCTTTACGGCGCCGGATCGCTCATCAAGCCATACATGATTGATGTTGCGTCGTTTGCCGTAGCAGCGGAATGGTGCCAAGACCGTAAGTATTTCTACGATGCTGCTGTAGCGGAGCCGATCAACATCCGTCAATCTGGTGCGGATTTGGCTGCCACTCATTTGCTTCAGTTTGGCGAGATCGACGGAAAGTATTTCCTGCGGCCTGCGATCTCGTTTGACCCGGTGCCGATCTCGGGCCTGTTTACCGCAGGCAACATTGCGAAGGACAGCTTCCAGCTTCAGTATTTCGATCCCGAGGACCGTGATCCTATTCAGGTGTCTGTGCGGTATCGCGAAGAGCGGCCTTCAAGTGACCCGACAAGTCCTGGCTTGTTCCCTGTCGTGCGCGAGCTGTTGGTCTCTGAAAACGTTGGATCCGAGACGGATCCGATCGAGCAGCTCGACATGTCGGCCTACTGCACCAGTCGCGCTCATGCGATCGATGCCGCCAAGTTTCTTATCAGAATGCGTCGCATTCCAACGCATTCAATCACGTTCAAGACAATGCACGATGGATTGACTTCAGGGATAGCTCCTGGTGATTACATCAAAGTCGCCATGGATGAAGCCGAGTATGACGAGTTCAACAATGGTGTCGTCACGCCAGAAGGCGCACTGGTCAGCACCAAGGTTTTGGCTGATGGCAGTTACAACGTGATTGCCTGGGACGGCACCGAAGGCACGCCACCTGCCGATGCAACGCTCGTCGTCAGCGGCAACACCGCAACGCCAACGGGAATTGTCTTCACCGTCAAGGTGCCATCAGTCCGCGTGTATCAAGTAGAGCGGATCACGCCAGACGACGAGGGCGCATTTACAATAGAAGCGATGCACATGCCCGTGAACAGTTCTGGCGTTTTGCAGGTTGCTGACGGCTTTGATGAGCCTACAAACTGGACGATCCAAGGTTGATGGCTACTCTATTTCCCAGCATCGAACCAACCGCCCGAAGCTTCACTGCGCCAACGTGGCCAACCACTACGCAGACATCTCAGTCTGGTGTCATCACCCGCAGGTTGTGGGGCAGTAGACCAAACCGCGCTCCCTTAAATCTGCAATTCACCAACACTACCGATGCAAACGCAGCTGCAATACTTGAAGCGTACAATGCTGCAAAGGGTTCGATCGATAGGTTGATATTGCCCGACATTTTGTTCAATGGCGCAACCGGAGCGCT